ATTGACCCGCTTCCCAGCCATCAGTGTGCCGGAGCTTGTCAGTTCATAGTCACCGGCCAAGTTGTCTGTTGCCGGCGTCCAGAGGGTATTGTTCTCTTGGTCGCACCACTGGACTTTGCGAGGGTTTCCACCAGCGCCAAGGGCGAACAGGAATCGCTCGGCAGTCACAAGAATAGCCTTGTTGCTGGTTGGTGCGTTGGTAATTGGTGCGGCCAGTGTCGGTGTTGTAAAGCCAAGCTGCCACTCGTAAATCTTGCCATCGTGGTCAGAGCAACCCACCAAATATTCGCCCCAAGTGTCAAGGCTCCAAGTCGTAGCCACATTTGCCGTTCCGGTGTCGGGCCGTGGCACGCCGTAGGCAAAACTGCCGTAAAGGTTTTTGCCGTAGCCAGTGGTGGATGTGCTGTCAATATAGCCAGTTGAAAATCCGGTTGGTGTGATGTCCTTCAAGACCCCCAAAATGTCCATTGCAAAGAGCTTGGAGTGAGTGCCGAGGCCAATGTAGGAATTGGCCGAATTGTCCCGCCAAGTGATGATCGACCTGCAAGCGCCGGTAACAGTTGATGCCGACTTAGCCCTCCAGCCGTTGACGGGCCGCAGTGTGTTCTCGTACCAGCGCACAAGGTTGGCATCGTGCCACCGGCCAGCGGATTGGTATTCAGTCCCGTTGCGGTAGACGCCTGGAGGTAGCTTGATGGGTATGTACATAATCAGATTGTCGGTAGGTTGGACACAAAGCTAATTGTCGCAATGGCCGATGGCACTGCTGGTCGTGTCGGACTTGTTCCAGCAGCGTACTGCTCAATTTGAACACCAATGTCGGTTGGCCTCCACATGATTTCAACATAATCAGTTGCACTTAGGCTCACGAAATAGTTGAGTGCCGCAATGGTGTGGTACGGGTCGCCAACACCCTTTCTCGGTGCAAATCCAAATCGGCTGTTTGAATTTGCCACATTTGCACCATTGACACGAAACCAAACATCCACATCCTGAGATGCATTGGTCGTATTTGTAAACTGAATGGAAAACTGCAAGTTCCAGATTCCGCTATCGGCCACTGTGATCCTAGAACCACTGGCAATCGTCACGCCATTGCTGAAGTCTGTCGTATTGAATGTGATGGCATAGGCTGTGGTCGTGTTGGCTGCCACCTGGTCGGTTGAGTCCTGAAAAGCCCCGTGGGGATTGTTCAAGAACTTGCCACCCCTGATCCCAAACAGCGCACCCAGCGTGCTGATCAGGTTTCTAAAATAGCCGTTCAATGACCCATTAACCTCGGAAACATACCGGCGCTCATACGCCTCCGGAGCAAAGCCCAAGCTGGGAATCGATGGGACTTCTAGTTGTTGCTTCTTGTTAGCCATAGCATGATTATTCCACTTTTGTCATGCCAATGCCGATTTTGCCGACCCGTTAAACAGCCAAGTACAGCCCAATGTTGGCAAAGGCATAGCCAGCGTAAACCACCGCCATCGGGATGTTTCCCTTAAAAAGCTGTTCAACCGATATACCGGCGTATATCACTGTGACCAAAATGATCAGCCAGCCACTCATAGGCCAGAGACATCAATCACTTCGCCACGGAATTCAATGCAGCCATCACCGAAGTCGTGGACAAGTTCCGGCCAGAGTAGGCGGCCATTGAAAAAGGTCAGAATGGCAAACCCACTGCGCCAGTTTGTGGGATTGTCTTCCAGGTAATCGACAAACTGCGGCCCATTGGGGTCAGCCAGCGTGCCAGTGTCAACCCCAAATCGGTTGCCGTTGTAGTCAGCATAGGGAGTGACTTTTAAGCTGTGTAGGTGGCCGGTAACAATAGTCTTGCCACTGCCAACAGTGTTGTTGTGCGTGGCATGGATGCCACCTTTGTACCTGTGCTTTACAACCACATCCTCAGTCGGCCAACAGGCCCAGCAAGATGTCCAAGCTGGGAAGTGATCTCTAAGGGAAAAACCTTTAACACCTTCAAACTCATGGGCATTGGCTGCAAGACGGTTTTCAAAGCGACTGTCATGGTTACCCAGCGTCCATATCAACTTAGCCCGTCCAGCGTCTTCCTCGATCTCTCCAAGGCTGGCTTCACATGCCTTTAACTCTTGAATGATGCTGGGCTTTGTATCCCATCCGATACGGGGGAACCGGCTAATAGACGCGCCATCAAACGCATCACCGTTATTGATGACTGCTTTGGGTTTGAATTCCCTGATTGCCCAAAGCAATCCCTTGAAAGCCGTGGTGCGAATGCCAGGCCAAAAGTGAGCGTCACTGAACACAATAACTGTGCCGTTTTCAATACCCAATCCCTGACGCGCTGCGTGATTATGGTCGGTCTGCAAGTGGGAATATCGGCTACCTCGGCTTTTATCCTCGGCCACCAATTGAATTTTGTACTTTTTCTCAATATTTCTTCTTCGCTGGTGAACGGCTGATACATCAATATCAATTAATTTACAAATTTTGGTAGCAGAGCCTAGCGTTTTCCAAAGCTCAATAAACTCAGCGTCAGTAACTTTTGGTGCTGGCATATCATTCCCTTGTCAGAATGCGCTCAAGCACATTGATTACTCGGTGTTCGGCGGCCTCAATTTGCTCTGCTGATGAGCCTCTGTCTGTTGCGGTTTCAATTAAATCGTGCATCAAGACATGCAGGCACTCATGCAGCGCTGTCTTTTTCAAAGTCTGTGGCGTGATCTTTTCAGCACCGAAATCACCAATTCGGTAAGTCGCCAGCCGTGCTGGCTGGTTAAATTCGACTGATGCCATTGCACCCTTGGCTGGTCTTGAGCCGCGCTCAATACGCCAATCGCCCAGCGACAATTCTTCTTGCCAGTGAGCCATGCACTGATCAAAAAGAAGCACTTGATCCGCGCTTGGTATGTTCTTTACGGGGTTTCTCATGGTCGCCCTTGTTACTATCGAACCTGCGGATCATAATGCGGCCTTGTGACCGCTTTATTTCAGGCCATCATCTTTTCAGCGTCCTTAGATACCTCGGCAACCCGCCGGCCCCAGCCCTTGCCAAATGTCTCCCATGTAGGTAAAGCCTGCAAGAAACTCAAGCGCTTGGCGTTGTAGTCCTCGACAAGATTTCCGACATCCATGCTTGCGACCTTCTCTAGCGTTTTTGGCCCGATCATGCCATCTTCTGGCACGCCCAGCACTTTTTGCAGCATCTTGGCTGCACGCCCTGGGCCGGAATTCACAGCCAAATCAAATACCGCCATATCCACGCCAACAGGTAGATTGTCGCCGCAAACCTTGTCCCAATACTTTTTGCGGTACATAGGGCCGACATCAGCGGGTGTTAAGGCACGCATTGCCTTTTCATCCACCTCATGCCCCACCCATTCCTCCCAGACTCGTTTGGTTACGCCAAGGTTGGTCATGCCACCTGGGTCTTTTGGATGGTTAACATACCCACCCTCATGGTGCAGGACAGCGGCCAAGCATTGGTCAAAGTTCTCTTTCATTTCTTAGCTCTCATTTCCATGATTTTTTCCAGTGTGCGGCCCCCAAAATACGCTGACATGACCAGCATGCCCCACTGGCCCAGCAGTTCAACATAAGACGCCTGAGCGTTGTATCCAAAAGCCGACATCATGGCAAAAACAAAATAGCCAACAAAGATAGCAACTAAGGCCATTGGCCTGATGTTTTTGGACAGCCATGAGTCCGATGCCATGTCGGCATCCCAGCGCTCAGAAACGCCGGCTTGCTCAGTCTTGTACAAGTCCGTCTCATTTGCCATCTTTGCCAACTCGCCATCTTGCGCCATCCTGGCTAAATCAAGCTGTGCCTTGGCCTTGGCCTCTGGATCGGGGATCAGTTTGTCAATCAGCTTGCCGCCGACTTCAAGTAGGGCTGTAAGAGGAAACATGCTCACCTTTCTAAAAACTACACTTGCCAGCGCACTGGTCAATGATCTCAAACGAAAAATAGGCAATCACACCGATCATGAAGAAAAACACCAGACCGAGCAAAACAATCTCAATGAAATCGTCCATCTCTTTCTTTTGTCTTGCTGCTGCCTCGCGCTCACGCCGCGCATCATGCGCGGCCTCTATGTCTAGGCTGGCTGCACGGGCTACGATTTTTTGCCACACATCCATTTTGTTGGATTGAAAAAAGAGCATCTTGATCTCTTCTTCAAATGCCCTGGCCTGCTCGATGGCAAGTTCCAATTCAATGGCCTTGCCCATTGAAGAACCTTTAAACCCCTTGGTCTTAGACTGCTGGACAACTTTTATCGCGTCTGCCTTGGCAGAAAAAAACTTGCCCAGAACAGGGCCAAGGCTTTCAACATCCTTGACTGTCTGGGCAGCAGTTTTTACCAGCTTTACGGCAGTGCTGATCGCCGCAAGTGCTGTGAACGGGTCAATCATCACCGCCCCTTAAAGTGATCCCAAAAGGCTGCACTGGCCGCAAACAGGCCGCCCAGCCACAGCAGTGGCTTTGCCAGCTTGCTCAGTGTCTCCAGCACCCTGAATGCGCCCTGGGCCGCATTGAATGCAGAGGTGACATCCTTGGTGCTTTCTGTCAAGGCATCGACCTTGCCCTCAACAGCCACCAGCCTGTCGTAGATTTCACGATGGGTTATGTCTTCGGTCATATATTTAACCTACTGCGTACAAACGCTTGGGTTTAGGCTGGATAAGCTGGGCTATCTCTTCGGCGTAATACTGCATCCCGCCTAAAGCGCCCTTAATACGGAAATCGTAGTGTTCTGGCTCTACAAACAGCTTGTTCGTGTCCTCGAAGCGGCCTTCTTTAATGCGATCAACCCAAACAATAAACGCAGGGCCAAAGGCTTCTCGCGCCTCTGGTGTTGGGCAAACAAAGTCAGCAATTACATTAGCGCCATGCCTGCTGGCAATGTCACACAAGACGCCCATACGCCGCGCCTGTTCAATGCGATCAGCTACGCTAAAGCCAAGGTCTTTGTTGATTTCCTTGCGGATTTCATCGGCGTTGAAGTGGACGCACTGTAACTCCCTTGCCAAAGCAGCAGCCAATGTTGTTTTACCAGAGCCAGGCAGGCCCATCACTAGAATTTTCATCACTTGACCTTGTACAGTTGCTTGACCGAAAACTCTGGTGCGGGTGTGCGCCAGAAATCTTTGCCGGCATATTTTTCCCACACCGACTTTGGAAGTATAGACGGGCGCTCTTGCCAAGTAACTTCTTTCCTGACAGTGTGTAGGCTCTTCATGTTCAAGCCTCTATCAAAGACTTCGTTTTCGTACTCCACATTTTTAAAGTCATGGTCAAAGTACTGCTTGCCAATGAATTGATACAACTCACGCATCACGCTCTCAGGCTTTTTGCACAGCGACTCATACTCCACCAGCATGATCATGTCTGGGTTGAGTAGCAGCCCCTCTTCCAGAAAGTAATAGGGCTTGACCACTTGGCCTTCCTTCTTCACATCCATCAGGGCATCGCACCTTGTAGTGACTGTTTGCCTTGACTCATCATCTGTCAGGGCTGCACCATACAGGGAGTTCTTGGCCGCAATTCTTTCAAAGCTATCCAGTATCCACGGCAGATCACGCACACAGCAAATGATCTTGGTCTGTGGATACAGGTCTTTAAGCAGAGATGTCTTAGCAGTCCATCCCCTGCTGGTGTCAAACACCGTAGGCTGCTCTACGGCATCGTAAAACGCATTGAAGACGGACTTGAGAATATGCTTGCGTCTGTCTTCATCAATAAGGTGGTTGCTCTCACTGCCCGTGATGACATTGATGGTCGATGTGACCAAGCCTTGTACGGGTGAAGAGATGTCTGCGTAAAACTCAGGGTTTTGACGCAGAATGGCCGAAAGCAGGGTTGAGCCTGATCTTGGCAAACCAGAGATGAAGAAGAAATCTTTCATGTTTGAGTAGCCTGTGCAACCCAATTGACAGCAGCCTCATCCCATTCATAACGCATATTGCCGCCGTTCATAATTGCATCTACGGGTCTTGGTACGGGCGCACCCCATGTCATTGTGTCTGGGTAGCCAATCCAAGATGGGTAAGGCTTACGGGCTTCATGCTCTGCGGTTTTAAGGGTGGTGTACTCTGCCTCAGTCAAAACCTGTAAAACACCAGCAATGGTAGTGTCGGCATCGTCATCGCAAGTGCCGTAGTACTTGGGCGCTCTCAGATATGTGCCGTCAGGTGCAACTTCAACAGGCCATGTGGATTTGTCCTGCCAAATAATTTGCAAGCCTTTAATTTCCGGAATCGATGGCCCCGTGCGCTGTGGCTCAACAGTGCAAGGAATCTTTGTTGCTGCGTCAACTTCTGTTACACAAATATACATTTTTTGCCTAAATGTTAAAGGGCTACACGGCGAACGGCTCTAACTCTTTTGCTTGATGTTTTTGTGGTATCACCTCTGTAGCCACCATAAAATGATATGTAGTAGCCACGATAATATGAGCTAGTAG